CAATCAATTCACTTCAGGGTAACTTGAGAGGATATGGTACATCAGCATCTTCAGCTTATAAATCAAATGCTATTGTAACACAGTATGGTAAAACAGGTACTGTTCTTAGACAGTATACGCTAAATGGAATTTTCCCTAGGTCAGTTTCTAACATTGAACTTAATTGGGGTGACGTTGATAGAATTGAACAGTTCTCTGTAACATTTGAATATGATTGGTGGGAAGTTTCTGGTGGTAATACAGGTAATGCAGGTGGTGTGGGTTAAGACTATATACAATGAACTTTAACATGATGAAAAGGGATAATTGATAAATGTCTATGCCGTATACCTATTTAATTGGATGGTCTAAATTAAATATTTTTTATTATGGTGTACGATATGCAAAAAATTGTTCACCAAACGATTTGTGGAATCCTTATAAAACATCTTCTAAGCATGTAAAAACATTTATTGAAAAAAATGGAGAACCTGATATCATTAAAATTAGAAAAACATTTAATGATAAAAATAAAGCTAGGATGTGGGAAGAAAAAGTATTAAAAAAATTAAATGTCACCAATAATGATAAATGGTTAAACAAAATTGTTGGCAATTCTACTTTTGTAAATTTAGGGCATTCAGAAGAAACTAGAAAAATATTATCAGAAAGAAAAATTGGAAAAAGAAGATCACTTTCTTCTTGTAAAAAACAATCAGAAACAATGAAAATATCTCAACTTGGAAGCAAAAACAATTCTTGTAAAAAAATTAGAGTAATAGATAAATTTGGAGATAATGTTTTTGGCTCCATAAGTGAATACTGTGATTTTAGAAAAGATATACCAAAAAAAATGTATATATATGATAGATTTAATGCTTTCAAAAAAAATATTAAACAAAGAACAAACAAAGACATAATTTTAATGGAAAAGGTGATTTAATATGCGACTTTTTGGATTTGAATTAGCCAGAGAAAAGAAACCGGAATTACCTACCTTTGTTGCTCCACAGACAGATGATGGTGCAGTTACTCTAGCAGCAGGTGCCTCTTATGGTCAATATGTTGACCTTGATGGCTCTGTCAGATCAGAAGCAGAATTAATCAACAAATATCGTCAAATGGCAGAACATCCAGAAGTGGAAACTGCCATTGACGATATTATTAATGAAATGATTGTTCTTGAAGATAGTAATGAAATCATTAAAGTTATTCTTGATGGTTTAAAAGAACTTCCTCCAAAAATTAAAGAAGCAGTAACCTCAGAATTTGAAGAAGCTAAAAGACTTCTACAATTTAATTCAAATGCTTATGAAATTGTAAAAAGATGGTATATTGACGGTAGATTATACTTCAATGTAATGATTGATCCAAAAACACCTGAAGCAGGTATTCAGGAATTAAGATATATTGATCCAAGAAAAATCAGAAAAATTAGAGAAATCAAAAAGAAAAGACATCAAGAAACAAACATAGCTGTTATGGATGATCCTTCTCTTGAATATTATATCTATAATGATAAAGGGTTTTTTGTTCCAACATACGGTTCTGTTGCTGCAGGAACATCTTCAGGTATTTCTTCTGGTGTAAGAATTGCCAAAGATACTGTTATTCAGGTAACTTCAGGTCAATCATCAGTTAAAGGAGATATGATTCTATCTTATCTTCATAAAGCAATCAAGCCTTTAAACATGTTGAGAACGATGGAAGATTCACTTGTAATCTATCGTATTTCAAGAGCACCAGAAAGACGTATTTTCTATATTGACGTTGGTAATCTTCCAAAACTTAAAGCTGAACAATATCTCCGTGATGTTATGGCTAAATTTAAAAACAAAGTTGTTTATGATTCATCAACAGGTGAAATCAGAGACGATAGAAAATTCATGACCATGTTGGAAGATTTCTGGCTACCACGTAGAGAAAACGGTAGAGGTACAGAAATCACAACTCTTCCCGGTGGTCAAAATCTAGGTCAGATTGAAGATATCGTATATTTTCAAAAGAAACTTTTCAATTCTTTGAATGTTCCTGTAACAAGATTGGAACCAGAACAAGGTTTTGGTATTGGTAGAGCCACTGAAGTTTCAAGAGATGAAGTAAAATTTTCAAAGTTTGTAAGACGTTTGAGAATGAAGTTCTCAACACTGTTCACAAAAATCATTGGTAAAAATCTTGTTCTTAAAGGTGTCATGACTATTGAACAATGGGAACAGATTGCACAGTACATTAAGTTTCAGTTTGCCAAAGACAATTATTATGATGAATTGAAGAATGCAGAAGTTCTAAACAACAGAATGCAACTTCTTGGAACAGTGCAACCATTTGTTGGAGTTTATTTTTCATCATTATGGGTTAAGAAAAATATTCTTAGACAAGATGATAGTGAAATTGAAGAGATGGAAGAAGAAATGATTGAAGATACTCAGAATCCACTTATACAAAGAGCAAACATGATGAATGGTATGGAACCTGCTGGTGGACCGTTGGCTTCCCAACCAACTCAAATGGGCAAAAAATAAAACAAATAAATAAGAGATGAACCAAACAAAATCAGGAGAACTACTATAATGGTTAGATATATTGACGAAAGAAATGTTGTAGACGCTGCAGACCATGTTGGTGCAGACACAATGCCTATTGATATTGAAACAGAATCTCCTGCTGCACCTAGGGTAAAAAGAAGCAAATTTTCAAGAAATCTTGGAAAACTTGGTTCAAGTTTATATGGTTTAACTGTTGGTCCTGCTGCTTCTCTTGGTAACTCAGCGTTTAAAGGTGCAAGAAAAGATTTTAGACGAATGGGTAAATCCTTTACCAGAGGTGGTAAAGTTGCTGCACAAGGCTCAAAACTAAGATCAAGAGCATGGGATATGAAAGCTAAAGCTGATGACCGTTACAATGCAGCTATTGGTAAATCTAATGCTACTTGGGGCAAAGGAATTCGTAAATCTCTATATGGTAGAGGTAAACAAATATTATCTCCTATCATATCTGAACATGAACTTCTTGAATATGGTATCACAAATTACGATCTTGACAACTATGATTATTTCCTTGTTGAAAAGAAAACAAAGAAATCAAGATTGGGTAAAAAATTAGGTAAAGCATTTGGTGGTGCTGTTGGTGGTGCTGGTGATGCTGTTTTAAATACTTTTAATTCTGCTGGCGATGCTGTAGACAATACTGTTGCAGGTGGCGCAAAAATTGTCAGAAGGGCTAAAAAAGCAGGTTCTAGAGCATTGAAAAGTACTGGTAGAGAACTAAAAAGAACAGGTAAAGCTATTGGTAAAGCTGCTGGTGAACATAGAAAAAACCTTGGAAAAAGCTTTAGACAAGCTGGAAAAAATATTTCTAAATTTGGCAAAAGAACAGCAAAAACCTACAAGAATGTTGAAAAAGCTTTAGACAAAGCTTCAGATAAAGTTCATGATTTTGTTGATGATGCTATGGATGATGCCAGAAAAGAAATTAATGCTATCACTAAAACAGCAACATCAATGAGCAAATCTGCTGCAAGAACAAGACAACTTTCTGGTCTTTCAAAAGAAGACAAAGCCAAAGCTTCTGAAGGTAGAAAAGCACTTGCTGCAAGCAGAAAAGCAAGAAAAGATAATTCAAGAAGCGTTAAAAATGCAGAAAAAGAAAGACAGAGTGAACTTTCTGAATCACTTCTAGCAGAACTTGGTTCACTTTATAATTCAATCAACATGATTCCTCTTGTTGAATCAATCATGAATGGTGAACCAGCATCTACACAGGATATCTTTGGAGATATCATGAATGACAAACTTGCTGCAGCTATTGAAATCTACAGAAACGCTTCTGCAAGTGATCTTTTCAATGGACCATCAGAATTTGATGATGAAGACTATGAAGATGGTTTTGAAGATGCAGAAATAATTGCTGAATGGGTTGATGGTCCTGAAGATGAAGACGATGAAGAAGAAGAGTTTGAATTTGATGAAGATGATTTTGAAGAGGAAGATGAAGAGTAATTGTAAAAACGGATAATTAAAATGTCAAAAAAAGATATTGTAAACATGATTGTGGAAACCTATTCCGCCCATTCAAAGGCGGATCAGGATTTTCTTGATCTTCATGCTCCTATCATCACTACACATTATTCTCCAGATTATCCAGAAATGGATGATATTCTTACAGCAAGACATTTCAACACTTATGTTAGAAGAGAACATGGTAGGAACCATCCTGTAGCTGGTGAAGCTTTCTCAAAAGCCAATCAGACAAGACAAGCTATGTATAATCAGGATCATGGTTACATGCCAGATGAAGATTCTAATTATTCATTTCCTCACCCACATTCTTTGGGAGAAGGTGCTAGATGGAACGCTTTCAAAAAAAGAGCATCTTCTGATTTTGGTAAGCTTAGAAGTGATTATAAAGCTGCTTCTGCCAGAGACAAAGAAGCACATTCAGCAAAGCTTTTAAAACATGGTAAAATTTCTGCTGATAAACATTGGGAAAATACCAGACATGGCACATACCATGCAGCAGATGGTAATCATTATGATTATAAAAGAACTGTAGTTGATGGTCAACATCAGCTACAAATAAGAAAACAAGGATCAAAAAGCAATTCTCATGAAACTGTTCACATCAATAAAGATTGGTCTTCAGAACAAGGAATGAGACACCATAAAGGTCCATCACATATTGAACATCTTTATTCAAGTCCAGAAAATAAACCAAAAGTTGATATGAATGAAATGATTATGCTTAGACCACATCCATATCCTGAATTGATAGATAATTTTCCTCATATAAATCCTTTCAGCAATAAAAGAAAAAAACCATCTCTGAAAACACCATTTTTACCAGATGATGTTCGCAATGCAGTAAAAGCTGTTGCACATCATTTAAAAACTGATGCAAGAATTGTTGCTGAAACTATGGTTGATAGACCTAATACAGGTAATGATTTTCCTATGCAAGGTTCTTCAAAACAGAAACCAAAAGATAATTCTGGTAAAGTTTGGAAACCAAAAGTAACAGATACTACAACAAAACCACCTACTTCTACTCTAAAACCAATGACAGAAGAAAGATTTGTTATCAAGTATGTCCTAAAAGGCACACTTGAAGAAGGCGAAACAAAACCTTGGAGTGATCCAGACAAAGCTGTTGCATATGCTCACAAGATGTTTGCTTCACAACTTTATGAAGAAGTAGAAGTTATTGAAGAATCTGTTTGGAGACATGTTCATGCTGTAACTGGAGCGGCAAAAGGTTTTACTACTGGTCTTGGTAAAGGTATTATTGGTGGTGGTCTTGCTGGTGCTGCTATTGGACTTACGACTGCTAACCCAGTTGGTGGTGCTATTGGTGGTGCTGCACTTGGTGGAATAATTGGTTCTTCACAAGACGCAACAAAAGGTTTCATGAAAGGATATGATAAAGGTCGTGAAATGGATTTTCATAATGCAAAGAAAAAGTATGAAAACAGTAGAGATACATATGGAAAAGATCATCCAGTAACACTGAAACATTTAGACCATATGCGTAAATTATCAGGTTAAAAATAATGACAGAAGATTTATTCAAAAATCCATATAAAACATATTTGTTTGAAAACGATAACCCTTATAATTTACCACAGCTTTCTGATGGTACATATGTTGCGCCTGAAGTATTTAAACAAGGAGCAATAAGAAAACATTATCCCGGTCAAAAAGTATTATTTCATACAATAATACACAATCGTCTCCAGCAACAAAGACGTGCTGAAGCTAGGCAAATGCATGAATCTAATCTTAAAAGTTGGAATATTTCTTTAGAAGAAAATCTAATAACACCATTATCACAATTACCAAACGGTCTTTATGTAGCACCACATATGTCTTTGAGAAAAGGCAATCTTTTAAAAAGAATGATAAACGATAATGGGGATCATGTAGTTTTTGTACATCCTCATATTTACAGACAAATTGCTCAAGACCATTCATTGGCAGAAGCCAGAATAAGAGATTGGAATGGTAGACTTGTTGATACAGATATTGGAGGTTATTATCATCCAGAAACAGGAAATTGGGTTCCTCATAAACCAGCATCTGGTGGTTGGACAAGACATGATTCAGGTATGCGTCCATCACGTTCTCCAGTAAACAAATCAAAATGGACTAAAGCAGCAGACCATTATGGTCCTATTAATAAAGCAGCACATGAAGCCAGAATGGAAGAAGCTAGAAAAAAAGCAGAAGCAAAAGAACTAAAAAGACTTGCTGATGAACAGTTATTAGTTAGAAGACAACAGTTAATTAATAAAAGACAATCTGAAATAGACAATCCAACAGAACCAAAACCAAGAGGCAGACCACCAAAGAATAAAAATACTAAATGGTGGTAGTTATATAAATATATAATAATACAAGTAAGGAATAAAAATGGCTGAAAGTGCAATTTTCAATAATATCTTTGCAAAAACACTTTGTGCAAGGCAACAGGGTGCAGGGACATTAACAGTACAGCTTTCAACAGCAAACGTTTCTGCAGCAGAAACTGTCACTGAAATGTATATTGAAAAAATTGGTTGGTCAGGAAATACCACAATTACCAGAGGTGCCAATACTATTTTCACTTCTGCAACAGGTACAGCAGGGTTTCTAGACCTTTATGGAAACGGTATGACCAACAAAGAATATCCTACCAGAAACGTTGCTATCACAGTTGCTGATGGTGGTTCTGCTTTTGTTTTGATTGGTAAAAGAACATCTTCTAATACGGTTTACTAAGGAAATTAAAATGAAGTTAATCACAGAATTAAATGAAGATGTTCAAGTTCTAGTAGAAGCTAAGGACGGCAAGAAAAAATATTTTATTGAAGGTGTGTTTCTTCAGTCAGGCATTCCTAACAAAAATCATAGAATTTATCCATCAAATATCATGGAAAAAGAAGTTAATCGTTATATCAAAGAAAGTGTTGACAAAAATAAGGCATGGGGTGAACTTAACCATCCTCAAGGTCCACAAATCAATCTAGAAAGAGCCTCCCATCTTATCAAAAGCCTTGTAAGAGAAGGTAAAAATTACATTGGTAGGGCTGAAGTTCTAGATACCAACATGGGTAATATTGTTAAAGGTCTTTTGGAAGCTGGTGGTTCTGTAGGTGTTTCATCAAGAGGATTAGGTTCTCTGAAACCCCTTAATAACGGTATCAATGAAGTCATGGATGATTTTAAGCTTGCTACAGCAGCAGATATTGTTTCTGACCCATCAGCACCTGATGCTTTCGTTAAGGGTATTATGGAAGGTGTGGAATGGTTCTATAATGGCAGTTCTTATGTATCAGAAAAAGTTCATAATATTAAATCAAATTTTCATAGAATGTCCAAAAGACAACTTGAAGAAAATAAACTTATAGCATTCGATAAATTTATGAAAATCATTTCAGAAATTTAAGTAATATAAATATTAAAGAATTAAAGGGAGTTTTATTAAATGTCAATGATTAATGAAGAAGATAACACACCAGCAGCAGCATCACTACATGCAGGTGCTAGACCAGCAGAAGGTATGAATGATTTTGATCCAACAAAATCAGAAATGCTTGCGTATGCTCTACAGGTTATGGGTGGAATGACAAAAGACGATCTTAATGGTTTCCTTGCTTCCATGCAGAACTCACAGCATTATGCAGACTCAATTCCCTCTGGTGCTGCAGCACAGAATCTAGGTTCTATTGCAGCTAAACCATCTGCAGCACTCTCAGAAGAAGATATCACTTCACTTTTTGAAGGTCAAGACATTTCAGAAGAATTTGTGATCATGGCAAAAACCATTATGGAATCAGCCATTGATGCAAGACTTACTTTGGAAGCTGCACATCTTCAGGAACAGTATGAAGAACTTGTAGAACAGGCTTATGAAGAAATTTCAGAAACCATGTCAGACAAAATTGACCAATATCTCAATTATGTTATTTCTGAATGGATGGAAGAAAACAGACTTGTACTTGACCAAGGTGTAAAAACAGAAATCACAGAATCATTTATTGAAGGTATGAAAAATCTATTTTCTGAACACTATGTTGATATTCCAGAAGATCAGGTTGATGCAGTAGAAGAACTTGCAGATAGAATTGAAGATTTGGAAGCAAGGCTTAACGATGCTCTTGAATACAACATGGAACTTGAATCTGGCATTGAAGATGCAGAAAGGGACCATGTTCTAGGGACAGCCATTTCAGACCTTTCAGATGATGAAGCAGAAAAACTTTTGTCTCTTTCAGAAAATCTTGAATATAGAGACGTAGAATCTTTTGCAACATCAGTATCCATTTTGAAAGAACAGATTGAAGCATCTAATTCTTTTAGAAATTCTTCAGTACCAAGACTTTCAAGAAACACAGGTCTTATCACTGAGGATGTATTCCTAACATCAGATGAATACACAAGCAATGAAAGACCATCAAGCGGAAATCCTATCTCTGCTTATGCAAACCATATCGCTAGAACAAGCAAAAAAGTTTAAATTATAAATAACATTAAGTCCTAATAAAATTAAAAAGGAAAAGGGAGTTTTAAAAAATGTATCTTGCAGAACAAGTAATCAATAAGTGGGCACCAATTCTAGACCATGAAGACCTTGAACCAATTCGCGATGCTCATAAAAGAGCAACTGTAGCCACAATTCTGGAAAATACAGAAAAGGCTCTTGGTGAAGCTGGTTCTTATTCTCCAAGATCACTTCTTGAAGATGCTCCAGTTAACCAGACAGGTTCAAACATTTCAAACTTTGATCCAGTTCTAATTTCTTTAGTTAGACGTGCTCTACCAAACCTCATGGCATATGATGTCTGTGGCGTACAGCCAATGACAGGTCCAACAGGACTTATCTTTGCTATGCGTGCAAGATACAGCAACCAGACAGGTGGTGAAGCTTTCTACTCAGAAGCAAACTCAAGTTTTTCAACTCTAACTGCTGGCACTAACACTGCTGGTCAGCAGCAGGTTGGTAATATTCCCGGTAATACTACACAGACCATTAACTTGGCTTCTACCAACACCTATAACTGGGGTTCAGGTATGGCTACAGCTAACGGTGAAGCACTTGGTACTGCTAACTCAACTGGTGGTTATCCTTCTGCACAGAACATTCCAGAAATGGCTTTCTCAATTGAGAAAGTAACTGTTACTGCAAAAACACGTGCTCTCAAAGCTGAATACACACTAGAACTTGCACAGGATTTGAAAGCCATTCATGGTCTTGATGCAGAAACTGAACTCAGCAACATTCTTTCAACAGAAATTCTTGCTGAAATCAACCGTGAAGTAATCCGTACCATCAACTACACAGCAACACAGGGTGCCACAGAAGGTACAGTAACAGCAGGTGTATTTGACCTTGATACAGACTCAAATGGTCGTTGGTCAGTTGAAAAGTTCAAAGGTCTAATGTTCCAGATTGAACGTGAATGTAACCAGATTTCAAAGGCTACAAGACGTGGTAAAGGCAATATTCTAGTCTGTTCTTCAGACGTTGCTTCAGCACTACAGATGGCAGGTGTTCTTGATTATACACCAGCACTCAACAGCAACAATCTACAGGTTGATGATACTGGTAATACTTTTGCTGGTGTTCTTAATGGTAGAATTAGAGTTTATATTGACCCATATGCTGGTGGTCAGAACTCTGCTTCAGGACAGTACATGACAATTGGTTATAAGGGCGCATCAGCATTTGATGCTGGTCTATTCTATTGCCCATATGTTCCACTCCAGATGGTACGTGCAGTTGATCCCGGTTCATTCCAGCCAAAGATTGGTTTCAAGACACGTTATGGTATGGTAGCCAATCCATTTGCACAGGGTGCTACAGCATCTGCTTCATGGACAGCATCATCTGGTATTGATAAAGATGCAAATGTTTATTATCGCCGCGTAATTATCAGCAACTTATTTTGACAAACCTGTTCTAATATTTATCTTAAAAAGAGACTTACAAGTCTCTTTTTTTGTGCTATATATAGAAGAGATTGAAAAAAAGAAAGGTTCTATCATGGCTATAATTTATAAATTCACATCTCCTTCTGGTAAACATTATATTGGATTGACTTCTTCCACTATGGAAAGACGTTGGAGACAACATGTAACTCTTTACAATAAACTTTCACGTAAAGGTGTTGACTATCGTGGCAATTCAGCCACACCAATTCTATTCTATGCCTTTGATAAGTATAATCCAAACCTATGGGAACGTAAGATTCTTTTTGAAACGGATAATCTTGAGGAAGCAAAATCAAAAGAAATTGAATTTATTGCTGAATACAAAACTACAAATCCAAACTATGGTTACAATGTTCTTGTTGGTGGACAAACAGGTTGGGCAGGTAAAAATCTCTCTGAAAATCATAAAGAAAAACAATCAAAATCACGTATTTCTTGGTATGACACAGAAGAAGGAAAACTTTGGAAAGAACAACTCTCACAACGTTGGTCTAATACAGAAAACAATCCATCAACACTGCGTATTGGTCAGCCCGGATTTGCTCATACAGAAGAAAGTAAAGCTAAAATTTCTGCTGCCAATAAAGGTAGAAATTTAGGTGTATCAAGAGATTTTACTGAAGAACATTGTAAAAATATTTCTAAAGCCAAAAAAGGTAAAAAGCTTTCTCCAGAACATAAAGAAAAGGTTGTAAATGCTCTTGTTGGAAGAAAACAACCAAAATCACAAAAACAAAAAGTAGCAGATGCCAATTCTATGGATTGGTTGGTCACAACTCCTGATGGTAAAGAAATAAAAATAACAAACCTTAGACAGTTCTGTAAAGAAAACAATCTTTCTCAAGGAAGTTTAACTACTTATGGAAAATCAAAAGGTTTCAAAGTTCAAAAGCTTGAAATATAAATATTAAATAAACAAAAAATAGAGATAAAGTCATGAAAACCTTTAAAGAATTATTAAATGAAATGATTATAAAAGATTTTCCTCCACATTTTCGTGAAAGACCAATTATAGGACCAAGACCAAGATTTCCTCATGATGGACCCCATTGCCCACATCCTGATTGTCCTCATGAAAAAGATCATTGGTTTTTAGACCCTAGAAGGCCAATAATACCATATAACACGTATAAAAATAAACTTGAAGAATCATCTTCCCATGATGAGATTGTTGATAATTTAACTGGTGGCTCTATTGATGATGGAATAACTGGTCATGGATTTAGACAAGCTTTAAAAGCAGGATATTCAAAAGATAAAATTATTGATATTTTGAAGAAAGGTTGGGGTCATGGTGAGGAACGTTTTAGACGTGGCGGAACTGCACATGAAGTATATGATTATTTGGATAGAGATGAAAGACCCATTAAAAGTATGTTTGGTGGTCAATATCTTAAAAGAAGTTTAAATATTGGTATTAGAACTCGTAAATTAAACCCTGAAGATCATTTACCAGATCATCATTTACAAACTGAAAAAGAATGGAAACAAAAATATGACAAAGAATATGGTAGCTAAATAAAATTGGGTCTAACCCACGAAGGTCTACAAAGAGGCCGCGCTTAACAAACTTTTTGAGGAGGTTTCACGTGAAACCTCCTCTTTTCATTATTGCTTCAGATCAATATCATATGGTTTATTTTTATTTTCATCTGGTTCAATTGTAACCACAACTTGACCGTATTGATATTTGGCATTAATTTCACTCTTATCTATCTGATCATATGTTGAAATATAGCCAAAAACTCTGTTTTCAGGAACAAGAACTATAAGAATCTTTCGTTCTTTATTTGAAATTTTAATATTTACAGGAGAAATGCCCGGCAAATTAAATATATAAGTCTTTTTTCCTGATGTATGACTATGCTTTGCAGGAACAAAAACTTCCTTCTTTGGAGTAAGATCAATAACTCCCTTAAAAATATCTGCAAGTTTCATAACCGTCTCCGTTTTATAATTAACCACAAAATGAGGATATACCTCTTTAGAGAATGTATCAACTAAAAAAAGTTTAATGATAAGGATAGATAAATAATTAAATGATTTGAACAAGGAGATATTTATGACTAAAGACCCTAAGTGGATTGAATTAGCCAAAAAAGAAGTTGGAACAAAAGAAGGTGTTGGTTCAGCAAACAACCCTAAAGTAGTTTCATACTGGAAAGATGCTCAACTATCATGGATTACAGATGATGCAACTCCTTGGTGTGCAGGATTTGTTAATGCTATGTTGGAACGTGCAGGTATCAAAGGTACACGTAAAGCCAATGCCAGAAGCTTTCTGACTTGGGGTATCAATGTAACCAATGGTTTCAGGTCTACCCCTTACTATGGCTCTATTGTAGTGTTTTCACGACCACCTTCCCTTTGGAATGGTCATGTAGGCTTTCTGATAGCACATGACAAGAATAACGTTTTGGTCATTGGTGGAAATCAGGGAGATAAAGTTTCCTATGCAGTATTTCCAAAATCAAGAGTCATTGGTGTGAGATATCCAACTCTACCAACTAATGACATGCTTCTACAAGAAGTTTCCAATTTAAATGGTTATAAACCATCACCTTCTGAGGCTTAAGTGAATGTTAAAAACTTTTATAGATTATTATAGAGATTTACGTGATGAACACCAATCTAGAAAAAAAACTAGACAATTTGAAAAAGATAAACAAAATTATTCACATGTTTATGATAAAGCTATGACAACATATAGACAATACAAAAATAAAAAAACTTCTCCTCACGAAAAGGAAAGTTTAGTGAGAGTATTACAACACCATCAATCAGAATTGAAAAGAATGGGAAGTTTACACCATCCAGATATAAAAATTAAAGATCATTATGGTTTCATTCATAATGAAGGAAGAAAATCTCCTTTAAAATATTGGAACATCAACAAATTACATAGATTTTCAAAAGAATTTTCTTATTCATATCCTGAAATGGAAAAACTTTCACATGAAAAAGGTGGTGATCTTCCTGAAGAATTTTATTCAAACAGTTTCGTTTTACATCCCTCTGATAGAAAACTTATTAAAAATGAAATAGATAGGAGAGAGTTTTTAAATGCAAAGTTTTAAAACGTTTACTGGAAAACATAAAGTGTGGTTGCATCATTCAAATGGAGCAACACCTTGGAGTGAACATGCAGGAACAAAATATGGGTATCATGAAGCTTGTATGGAAGCACAAGCTGCTGCTATAGAAAATAGATGTAAAACTTCTGTAATTCATGATTCTTTTGGTCCTTTGAAAGTGTTTGGTGCTGATGGAAAAGAATATTTACATGAATCAACAGAACAATCAGGCCATGATATTTTTCATGCTGCAGCAAAAGAAGCAGCTAGAATTGAAAAACAAAAATACAAATTAGAAACCCAAAAAGATGTTTTAGGACAAGACCTTTATCAAAAATGGAAAAAAAATGTTATGGGTCCAGCACCAGAAGAACATCCTACTATAAGGTCTTTGAAACAAAAAATATCAAATCTTGAACAAGAAGCACAACCACATCATAAATTAATGGATAAACATTTTTATGATAGAAAAGATGATATATTTGTAACTAAAAGTGATTCAAAAACACCACTAAGAAAATGGAGAGACGATTGGTTAACTGATATGGAAAACCATTATCAAACATCTTCTTCTGATAGAAAAAAAATTAAACAAGAATTATTCTACAGGAGATATTATTAATGTTATCATTTAAGAATTTTTTGATAGAAGGATTGGATAATCAAGTTCATTTTAATCCTTCTGCTGAAAAAATTCATGCTATAGTAAAAAGATCAATTTATAATCATGCAAGATTTGCAATTGATCATAACAATAATCTTTGGGTTGGTGATTCTTATAATTTCATTCATGCAAATCTTGGAGATGGAACACCTCAACAAAATATGAAAAATCATGTATATCATGGTTATATTCAATCAAAAAACAATCGTACACCTACTATACATCTTTGGAAATTAGGAGAAAATGGTGGTCCAAGAGTATGGCATCCAAAAATAGACAATCTTGTAAATTCTGGAAAATTTCAATTATATGAAGGTGTTTTTGATTCTTATGATGATAAAACTACTGGTAATTATAATGTGAAAGCACATAAAAAATATTTTGATTATCAAGGAATACACAAAATACCTATTTCATCATTAATAAAAACACAGCACGATTACAGTGATGAAGTTGTACATTCTTATTTAAATAAAGAAAAAACTCCTTGGGTTGATCATTTAGATCATAATGATCCTATAGATGTTATTTTGCATAATGGTAAACACTATATTCAAGATGGGCATCATAGAGTTATGGCAAATTTAAAAATAGGAAATACAACTGTTAATGCCCATATTCATAAAACAAATAAAAAATTCAAAGAAGGAAAAAGATTTTTATTTGAAGGTGCTAAATTATATCATGGCACCACAAAACCAATTGAAAAATTAGAACGTCAAAAAGACAATTGGATGGTTGATAGATCATTGGGTACACATTATGCTGGTGATAAAGATATGTCAGATAAATTTGCTAAAGGATTATATAAAGATAATGATCATGGTCATTCTCAAACTTTTGAAACAAGAAGACCTCCAAAGTCAAAATTAGTTAAGGTTAGAGGAAAAGGTTGGGATCAAACAAATATTTCAACTCATGTAGCACATACTGTTTTATCAAATCCAAACAATAAAGATTTATATTATAAATGGTATGCTGCAAATCATCAAAACGGAAATCCTCAACATGCAGAAGAATTATATAACAAATTGATGCAAAACAGAGGACCAAATAGACAGACAAATTTTAAACATTATGCCAGAGGCATTGATCCCGGTATGCATATGATGGGTCAAGACGGAAAGGAAGAAATGGTAGACAGATATCACCAAGACATGAAGAAAAAAGGAATTATGGGAATTGAATATATTAACACATCTCCTTCAGAAACTAAAGGAGTTAGAAATAAAAAATCTTATGTAATTTTTGATCCTACAAAATTACCACACACAAGGAAACCCGTATAATGTTATCATTCAAACAATTTAAATCTACAAAATCAGATGCTATGATGCCTTTGATCAATGAGTTTGTGGAATACTGCACAAACTTTTTAGAAATAGATGATACCCCACAAATCACAATCGTTAAAGATGGTTCTATAGGAACAGCCTTTGGTTGTTATTGTGAAGGAGAAATTAAACTCAATATCATCAATAGACATCCTATGGATGTTTTGAGAACTCTTGCACATGAGATTGTTCATTACAAACAAGATTTGGACGGTGAACTTCATGAGACTTCAGGAGAAACTGGTTCAGATCATGAAAATGAAGCTAACTCAATGGCTGGTGTTTTAATGAGAAATTTTGGTAGAGATAATCCTGATCTATTTTCTTTTGGTGCAATTTTGGAAAGTTTAAACGAATCTGAAGTCTTTGGAAAAGTGTTTCATTTCACAATGCAAGATGGTAGACGAATACATTTCATTCCTCAATCTATTTTAAAAAACGGTAGATATAAGGGATTGCAATTTGATGAAGGTTCTGCTGGTAGAAGTGCAAAGAAACCAGTAAACACTTCATGGGACAGACAATTTTTTAATCAATCAGTAGAAACTCCACAACATGAAATTCCAAATCATGTTATGCCTTATATTTCTCTTCAAGAATTAAAGGTTGATGATAATAATGGTGGTGGTTGGGGTGGTGGTCCCGGTAAATGGCATCCTCCAACAGTTTTAAGACATGAACAGTCAGGTAAACAAATTAAAGTTGGAGATACCGTTACAACTTTTCGTGGTGAAAAAGGAAAAGTAAAATATATTGCACCACCAAGACATGAAGCTTCTCAAGGACATGTTGAAACTACTTTAGGTTATCATTATGCTAGTGTATATGGTTGCAAATTCTTTCACGTTTAAAGGAGATACATTATGAAAGTTTGGTTTATTGTTCTTACACTGACAACTTGGGATAACGGAACACCACAGACAGATCACATTGGTCAATACAAGACTGAAGAAGAATGTCTGACACAGCAGTATATGCTTAAAGATTCCTATGCAAGAAATTTCCCTGAAGGTATTGTCAATGTGATTGATATTCATTGCGAATCAAAAGAAATAAAGAAAAAGAAGAAATGATTACATTTAAACTGTTTTTAGAAACATATTATCCTGAATTATCAAAAGAGACTAAAAACAGTTTCAAAAGAGTAAGTCACACATCTTTTACTAAAGGTAAAATACCAGAAAACAAAAAATATTTACACAATCATTATGCTAATCATTGGACTCCAGAAGAAAAAAAAGCAATAGACAATTATGCTGATGGAGATGGTCATACATTAAATACCCAATTTGATAATCAAAAATTTCAAAAACAAATATCACATATACGTTCTGGAATAACCAAAACTGCAGCACCTCATGAAATGCATGTATACATGGGGGTTAGAAAAGACCCAAGAACTGTTGGTAATAAAATAAACGATACTACAACAGAATTAAAAACAAATAGATTTTTATCTACTTCTTTAAATCATAATGTAGCTTACACTTTTCAACCAGAAAAACATAGAAATAGCAATAAAGGCGAAAAACATATAATTAAAATAAAAATTCCAGAAGGTAGTAGACACGGTGCTTATATAGCTGGAGTTTCCGCTTATCCAGAAGAAGATGAATTTTTAATCAAACCATCAACTCTTCATATTTCAAATACACCAGAAATTGGTGGTAAACATAACAATATTTTTATACATCACGCAAAGATAATATCATGATCACATTCAAAGAATTTCTTTTTGAAATTAAAAGAATTCCACCACTTGATCAAAGAAAAATAGATCAAGAGATTCGTAGACATGGTAAAACAGATGATTATGTTACAAAAAATCCTATAAAACGATTTGTAAGACCAAGAGGAGTTATTGAAGCAGAATTTCAACATGGTCCACATACCATTCAAATGACTCATGTTCCTGCAGAAAAAAAATTCATTTTTCATCATAAAGAAACTGGTGAACCAGTAGCTATTGCCAGATATCAAAAGAATGAACAGGGCGTAATTGATAGAATAGATCAAACTAAATCATCCGATTATACAGTACCTGCACTTTCCTTGAAAGGAATTCAAGCAATCAAATCAAAACATAGAGTTGATTTGAATCCTCAAAAGATGGTTTTGACACCACAAGGTCAACGTGCTTTGGAAATCATGAAGAAAAGAGGAAAACTTGAAGAAGAGAAACTACTTGACAAGCCAACCAAAACAGCAAGGCAAATAGCAAAAAAACATAAAGTTCCTGTATCCAAAATTTTGAAACAATTGAAAAAAGGAATTTCAGTTGAGAAGGAACATACTTCAAAAGATGAAGTTGCCAAAGAAATTGCTTTGGATCATTTAGATGAATTTCCTGATTACTATGATAGATTGAAAAAAATTGAAAAGAAATAAAAACAGATTTATTTTGAACCGATTAAAATTATGTAATCCTTTGTTCTCTATTTATCCCTGCGACATACTGACACACAATTTTCCTTTCATTTTCAATAATATTTACCAAACGACAAACAAAAGCGGCTTCATTAACAATTATTCACTTGACTTTTGAAAAATCTGTGGTATAATACTCTCAATTACTTCCCAATTGTAACTTTAGAAACCTTAAAACCTTTAATCTTCTTGGTTTATAAGAACACTTACAAACCTTAAGTTTTAAAAACAGAATAAACCGGAAGTCTTAAGTTTCTTATAATTTGATCTAGAGACAACAATAAAACAAAAATAGAGACGTTAATGCGTCAGCATTAACCTTGGTTGCGTAAGCAACCAAGTTACGGTTATATAATTCGTTTAATTCTTTTCCGTTCTCAATGAATAACTATGTCTTTTTCTTTTTGATATAATAAATAATTAAAATCATAAGGATTAGATGAAAATGAGTTTGTTAAGACAACCTGATAATTTAAATTTTGCTTCACAATTAAATTTTAAATTTTTCATATCAAGATTACCCCATGTTGAGTTCTTTGTTCAGGCAGTAAATTTGCCTTCAGTAAATCTTGGTGTAATAAATCAACCAAACCCATTCATTAACATACCAAGGGCAGGTGATCATATTAATTATGGACCATTTTCAATTGTTTTTAAAGTTGATGAAATGTTCAATAATTATAAAGAATTATATGATTGGTTTACTGCACTTGGATTTCCTGATAACTTTGAACAGGCAAAAGATGTGTATGCAGGAGATAAGTTTCAACAACTTTTAAAGGAAACCACTGGCAAGGGTCCATCTTCTGAAGCAACTCTTACAATTCTTAATTCATCCATGAATAGTATTGCAACAGTGACATTTTATGACTTATTTCCTTCAGGATTATCAGAAGTAACATTTGATACAAGAAACCCATCAATAACCTATATTGAAGCTACATGTACCTTTGCATTTAGAAAATTTTCAATTAATTCATCAGGTAGCTTGACAACGTTCTAAAAAAGTGATATATAATATAGATTAGCGATAAAAATGGCGGATTTGATATGGAAGTAGCAGAAGATTGGATGCAAACTTGGTCAGGAGTAAAGTTTTCTATTTTACATCCTACTGAAGACATGATTCAAATAGAAGATATAGCACATGCTTTAAGTCATATCTGCAGATACAATGGACACTGCAATCGTTTTTATTCTGTTGCAGAACATTCTATTTTACTTGCAGAGTATGTTTTTTCTCAAGAAAAAAATTCTCAAATGGCTCTGGAAACCCTTTTACATGATGCTACAGAGGCTTATTATTGTGACCTACCAAGACCATTCAAATATAATCTTCCCTTGTACAGGGAGTTTGAGATTAGGCTGGAAAAGATAATAGCAAGCAAGTTTGGGTTGTCTTATCCAATGGCTTCTTGGCTTAAAGATTTGGATTCAAGAATGTTGAAAACAGAAAAAAATCAAATCATGAACACACATCATGAATGGTATTGTGATAATCTGGAACCTTTGCCTATTAAAATTCCAAACATTCCACCAAACCAAAAAACTTTAAAAACATCTTTTCTGCATATGTTTGATAACTACGTTGACTTGATGGTGGCTTGATGATTGAAGAATTGATGGAGTTGTGGGGTAAAGATAGCAAAATAGATAAATCTTCTCTGGATAATGAGAGTCTGAAGATATCTGAACTACACAACAAATATTTTAAAATCTATTTGAAGATTTCTAAAAGAAAAAGAATTCAAAAAGCAGACTATTATAAGCTTTTGAATCTGAAGAAAAGATATTATCTTGGAACAATGGATAAGCAGGAAATTGAAGAAAAAGGATGGGTTCCTTTTAATCTGAAGGTGGCTCAGACTCAATTACAACCTTATCTTGACTCTGATCAAGACCTTATAAAAATGTCTTTGGAATTAGGTGAAATAGATGATCAGATTGAGTTTTGTAAATCCATTTTGGATATAGTGATAAAAAGAGGGTTTCATATAAACAGTGCTATTGACTTTATTAAATTTCAAAACGGTTTATCATGACCGATTTGTTTATTACCAAATCAGATGCAGTTTTTCATAGACTGTCTGGGAACCAGTCACTTATAAAAGAACTTTCAGACATTTTTACGTTTGAAGTTCCCAATTTCTTTTTCATCAAGAAAAAAACAGGAAGAGTTAATTGGGATGGAAAAATAAGACTACTTAAAGGCAACCATATTTACCAAGGTCTTACAAAAGATATTATTGAGTTTTGTCAAAAAAATGATTATTCCTATGAATATTCAGATGATATTTCTCACAAATCCAAATACAAACTTGATAATGAAACGGTTAAACCTTTTTTGGAAAGTCTAAATTTACCCAAAGAGTTGCATGGATCACCTTTTGAAGTCAGAGACTATCAGATAGACACTTTGATAAAAGGTTCAAGAGTAAATCAAAGACTGTTTATAAGTCCAACATCATCAGGCAAAAGCTTGATGATCTATATGTTTACTGAGTTATTCAAAGATAAAAAAATATTGATAATTGTACCTACAACAACTCTGGTACATCAGATGGAATCTGATTTCAAAGAATATGGTTCAAAAGACAGCTATCATAAAATATTTTCTGGTCAAGAAAAAGAACCTCTGGAAAGAGTTACTGTTTCAACATGGCAGTCTCTTTATAACCTTCCTAAGAAATGGTTTCATTCTTTTGATATGGTCATAGGAGATGAAGCACATTTATACAAAGCAGCATCTTTGAAATACATCATGGAAAACCTTGTCAACGCTTATATCAGATTTGGGTTTACTGGCACTCTTGATGGACTACAGGTAAATGAAATGGTACTTAGAGGGTTGTTTGGTCCTCTGTATAAAGTGGTATCAATCAAGACTTTGACAGAGAACAAACAGATATCAAAATTCAATATTAAATCTGTTCTGTTGAAATATACGAATGAAGAAAGACAAAAAAACAACAGTATAGGCTATCAAGATGAAATAGATTTTTTGGTTTCAAATCAAAGAAGAAACGAGTTCATCAAAAACCTTTGTCTTAAAATTAAAGGTAATACCATACTGTTTTTTCAGTATGTAGAGAAACATGGAAAACCGTTATATGAAATGATAAAAAAAGATATAGGAGATGATAGAAAAGTATTTTTCATCTCAGGTGAAGTGGACGGTGAAGAACGTAACGATATACGCAAGATAGTTGAAAAAGAAAAAGATTGCATTATAGTGGCTTCCTATGGTACAACATCTACTGGTATCAATATTAGGAAAATAGAAAATTTGATTTTTGCCTCACCATCCAAATCCAGAGTCAAAGTTTTGCAGAGTATTGGTAGAGGATTAAGGTTGTCTAAAGACAAAGAAATGGTTACGATTTATGATATTGCTGATGATCTTTCATGGAAAACCAAAAATACAATTAAGGTCAACCATACCTTTAGACATTTTACAGAAAGAATGAAAATCTACAATGAGGAGGAGTTTGAATATAAAATGCATACTATCAATATATGATTAAAGAAGATACTACAGATAATTATAAAATGGTAATTCTCCATCTCAAGAATGGAGATAATTTAATCGGTCCTGCAATAATTCATAGACCTGTTGGTACATCTGTTGACATAGAACAATGGATTTACACTGATTTTGTTCTCATGAACAAGCCATTAAGGGCTGTTGTTGACCTTTCAACAGAAAGATGTGTCCTTGGACTGTTTAAGTACAATGTCATGACTGATAACGAATATTCAATGATCAAATCAGACAACATTCAAAGTATTTCATATTTAAATGAACAAAATATTCTTCTGTACAATTCAGCAGTAAAATATTTTGATACCGTTATTTTACCAAGATTCAATAAAGAAGTTGATGCGTATATCAATCAGTTGAGTATCAGCTTAAAAAAAAATGAATCAGTAAAGCCAAAAGAAACAAATGATCTTGATCTGGACACCATAATGAAAATTATTCCTATTTCAAATACTACAATACATTAAAGAGGGTTACTATGGCTAATAATTACGTTGATAATAAAAAAATGTATGAAGAGTTGGTTGTCTATAATACTTTATTAAAAGAATATGAAAACGATAAAACAAAAAGAAAGCCACGAATGAGCAACTATTTGGGAGAATGTTTCATTCTGATTGCTAATAACTTAGCGGTAAGACCACAGTTTGTTAATTATGTTTTCAAAGAAGAAATGATTGGAGATGCAATTGAAAACTGTGTAAACTATTGCCACAATTTTGACCATACCAAATATACCAACCCTTTTGCATATTTTACTCAAATAATTTATTATGCCTTTATTCGTAGAATCTATAAGGAAAAAAGACACCTATATATCAAGCATAAAATTGGTGAAAACAATTTTCTCTTTGAAAGTTATGATGAAGAAAGTATCAATTTTGAAGAAGGTAAAGAACGATTTGCGAACAATATGATGGACAATGATAAAATGAACCAAATCGTAAAAGGCTTTGAAGAGAACTTGACAAAGAAAAAAATAAAGCGTAAAAAGAGTTCTGAAGCAAAACTATATGATGGAGAAGTTATAAATGACACAGAAGAATGAAATTGTTGTTCCACCAATTATTCGTGATTGGGTTAGTATTATCAACAATTCTACTATGAACCAGAACGCAAGGGATAATTATTATCTCAATCTAAAAGAAGTCAGTAAGTATATTGAGGAAGAATTGCGTAAATATGATAACGCAAAACTCAAGACACTTTCATTGAAGCAAGTGAAAAGAAAGAAATAGGAGATTATTATGCATTCATATAAAGTTGTAGTGAGCACACATAGTAGTGGTCTTGGTGACGCTGGTACAGATGTTAATTCATTTTATGAAAATGCAGAAACTGCATATGAGGCTTATCATACTGCTAAGAAAATGTTTCAAGATCATGTTGATCGTAAAAACACTAAAGAAACATCATTTGCTATTGAAGATATGTTTGGTGAAACTGCATTTGAAACCAATAGTATTACACGTGTAAGAATTATTGATGAATTTAAATGGACTGAAAATTTGAAAGAAGTAATGAAAGTAGAAAAACAAATGAAAAATGAGATTGGTGAATGAATAAAGTTTACTCCAAAATGTTATTTTTTATAAATACTCATTTTGGAGTAAACAAATGCCACAATCACAAAATAGAAACGATGCAATAAAAGATGGGTTGAAGATATATAATGGTTCTCCATGTGTACAATGTCAATCTACTGAAAAATGGGTTACAAGTTATTCATGTGTTCCATGTACTAAAAAAAGAGTAAGAGAGCGTGATCCAAATATTACAAAAAAATATCAACAAAAAAATAAAGAAAGAGTGAATCTTAAATCAAAAAAGTGGAGAAAAAAAGATACAAATAAAAAAATTAGATATTTAAACGGAAACTTGAAAAAATATGGAATTGATTTGATAGAATATAATAAACTTGTTGAATTACAAAATAAAAAATGTTTTATATGTCAAAAAATACCAAAAAAAAGATTAGTTGTTGATCATTGTCATAAAACAGGAAAAACAAGAAATCTTTTATGTAGTAATTGTAATACTGGGTTAGGATTTTTATATGAGGATATTGAAATTATGAAAAATATGATTGAATATGTAGAAAGACATTCTTCATGAAAGCAGCGTTAATTTGTGACACTCATTTTGGGGCAAAAAACGATGATCAAAATTTTGCCTCATATATAAATGATTTCTATAAAAACACATTCTTTCCCTATCTAAAAAAGCATAATATCTCCCACATAATTCATTTGGGAGATATTATGGATAGGCGTAAGTATGTGTCTTATCTGACTGCACAACAGTTTCGTAAGAATTTCATTGAACCTGTTTTGGAAAACAATTTAATTCTTGATCTGATCATAGGTAATCATGACACCTATTTCAAACACACCAATTCACTCAATTCAATGCGTGAACTGGTTTCAGGTAAAGAATATAAAAACATAACAATCATAGAATCTCCTACTTGTTATCAAAGATATAAGAACAAAGTTATGTACATTCCTTGGATCAATGAAGAAAACTCAAAAGAAACATTTGACATGATCAAAGAATTGAAACCTTCTTTGATTTTTGGACATTTAGAAATAGCTGGTTTTGGTATGTATAAAGGAGTTGAGAATAAAGATGGACTATCTTCTACAGTTTTTGATGGTGTTGGCATGGTGTTTACTGGTCATTATCACCATAAATCCACCAAAGGCAATATTAACTATTTGGGAGCACCATATCAAATTACTTGGTCCGATTATGATGATGCTAGGGGCTTTCATGTTTTTGACTTTGATACTTATCACCTAGAATATGTTGAGAACAAAAATAATCTTTTTGAAAAGATTTTTTATAATGATACAAAACTTGATGCATCAGAAGTCAATAAAATGGATTTTTCCAATCTTAAAGGAAAACATGTAAAGGTTATTGTGTCAGAAAAAAACAATCCTTATCTTTTTGATCTTGTCATTGAGAAAATTGAGAAGTCAGGTATTGCTGAGATGCAGGTTGTTGACGATCATAAACATCTTGATATCATAGAAAATGAAGATGTTGTTGATGAAACCTCTGATACTCTGTCTATTATCAATGATTATGTGTCCAACAGAAAAGAACTTCCTGATCCAGACAGAGTTAAAAAGCTAATAACAGAATTATATAATGAGGCTATGTCCTAATGAAAATTGTTTTTGAAACTTTGAAATGGCGTAACTTTTTATCAACTGGTAACTCACCAACTGAAATTGATTTTCTGAAACACAAAACCAATCTTATTGTTGGAGCAAACGGTTCTGGTAAGTCTACCATGATGGATGCTTTATGCTTCTGTTTGTTTGGAAAGGCTTACAGGGACATTAACAAAGGTGATCTGATCAACACCATAAACAACAAAGACCTTTTTGTGGAATGTTGTTTTTCCGTTGGTTCAACAAAATATAAGGTTGAACGTGGTCAGAAACCAAACGTTTTCAAAATATATGTAAACGATGAACACGTTGCACAATCAGCACAGACAGGAGATTATCAGGAATTTCTGGAAACCACTGTTCTGAATGGGTGGAACATCAGAACATTCAAGCAGATTGTAGTTATTGGTAATGCCAACTACATTCCTTTCATGCAACAGACCCCTGCTGTAAGACGTGACATGGTAGAAGAACTGCTTGATATTAAGATATTCACGTCAATGTCCAACATTCTAAAAGAAAAAGTAACTAAAACAAAACAAACCATTTCAGAAAATGAATTGAAACTTCAGGGTATCAGAAACGTTATTGCTACCACTGAACGTATGATTGAGTTGATGAAAAAGAACAATGATTTTGATATTGCTGAAAAACAGAAAGAGATTGACAAGCTTCAAGCACAGATAGAAGTTCATGAAGAACAACTTGGATATGCCGCAATAATTGTAAAGAATTTAAAAGCTTCTGTGGACTATGAAAAAATCACCAAAATTCAAGATGCTCTAAGAAAACTTGATATGAAAGAACGAGAAGTTGAAGTTCTCAAAGAACAACTGAAAAAGCAAAACAAATTTTTCTCTGTCAACCAAACATGTCCAACATGCACCAGAGATATTGATGCAGACTATAAACATACCATCATAACAGAAAACGAAAATGCTGTTTTCAGGCATGATGATTTTCTGGAAAAGATTGAACAAAAATATCTATCACTTAATGAAGAATTGAAAGTATTAATGGAAAAAGAAAAGGAACTGTCTAAAGCTGAAAATGAACGTAACACCATTCAGTCTAAAATTGATTCCATTTCCAATAATAAAAAATATATTCAAAAAGATATTGACAAGCTTAAAGTAGAAAAGAAAGAAGATTTGTCAGGTGTAAAAGAACTACAAACTGAAAAAGAAAAACTGAAACTAGAAGAAGCAGAAAAAGAACGTCTTCTGAAAGACAAAGATGCTCAAGATATTGTACAATCATTCTTGAAGGATGGTGGTATTAAAACCCAAATCATCAAGCAAAACATTCCTGTTCTGAATAAACTGATTAATAAATATTTGGCAGCAATGGATTTCTTTGTTAATTTTGAAATTGATGAACAGTTTAATGAAACCATTAAATCAAGATATCGTGATACCTTTAAATATGCTTCTTTCTCAGAAGGGGAAAAGCTTAGAATTGACCTTTCAATTCTTTTTGCTTGGAGAACTCTTGCCAAGATGAGAAATTCTTTAAATTCAAATCTTCTTATTCTTGATGAAATTTTTGAATCTTCTCTTGACTCCAATGGTACAGATGAGTTATTAAAGATTATCCGTGATCTTGATGAGGATACCAAAATTTTCATCATATCCCATAAAGGTGATCAGTTGTTTGACAAATTTGATAATGTAATCAAGTTTGAGAAACATCAGTCATTTTCACGTATTGTAAATTAAAGGAGATAAAAATGTTTAATAATATTGATTTTGAAAATAAGCCAATTAATAGTATGGTTATTCTTTTTGGTTATGCTGCTGTATTTTTTGCTTTGGTGTTTGCTCTACGTTTGCTGTTTATGCCAGCTAATGTTGCTATGGGTGTTGCAGAAAAGACATTCAATCCAGATGCAATCATCTATAACTATGAATGGTTTAAGACACAGTACAATGAAATTAAGTCTTTTGATATTCGTATCAAGAATGCACAAGATGTCTTGACTTCATTCAATGAATCATATAAAGGTATTCAGCGTGATAAGTGGTCTTTTGAAGCAACTCAACGTGAAACAGAATTGAATTCTATTTTGCTTGGTCTAAAGAATCAGAGAGCACTTATGGTAGCAGAATATAATGCACGTGCAAAAATGGCAAATCGTAACTTTGTCAAGTTTGATGATGTACCAGATTATATTGAACAATAAGGAGATTTTATTATGAACATCCGTAAACGTCTTTTGATTGCTGCTGTTGTTTTGTCACCTTTGCTTATGGCAAATCAGGGATGTGAACAAACTGCACCAGATACTTCTAGGAAAGAACAGTTTAATCAGGAATCAAATCAAAAAGTTCTTTTGAATGTACAGCCACCTCCAAGGGTATCTGTTTCTGCAGAACGTAAGAACCTTATTGAACGTCTAAGGAGGCTTAACAATGAGAACATGTCAGGATGTGTGTATCTGATTTCACATGGCACTGTGATGGCTTTCTATCCAGTGAAAGGTAAGGTATCTTCACTCAACTCTTATCTCACAGGTAAGGATAAGGTTATTGATGATCCATATGGTTCTGTGGAAGCTGGTGGAGTAGTTGTTGAACAGCCAGACTATGATGGATCATATGGTAAAAATGCAGAAGGTGTGTTTTTCTTTACTGCTGATACGAATACATATGTAGAATGGGTTGGTGAGTATTTGTATTCTGATTCATGTCTTACCCTTTCTGTACGACCTACTCTAGTAAGAACGATTAAATAATATCAAGGATAGTGTAATGCAGTTTACTTATAAAGTACCAGAAATAATCACTACAACAGCACCAAAACCAAAGATACCCCCTTTGGTTTTGGTGGAAGAAACTGATAAAATTCTTCATGAACCTGTTCCTGTTTTTGATTTTAAAAATTCACCTGTTGATCCTATTGAATTTACTCATGCTATGATTAGAAAAATGATTGAGCACAGGGCTTTGGGTCTTGCTGCAAATCAGGTTGGATATCCTTACAGAATGTTTGTAATGTCTGGTGAACCCAATTATGCATGTTTCAATCCGGTTATTGTTGGTCATGGATTAGAAGAAGATAGAAGCTTGGAAGGTTGTTTATCCTATCCAGAACTTTATATTAAAGTGAAAAGGCATTCTTCCATCAAAGTAAGGTTCACAATGCCTAATGGGGAAGCCACAACCAAAACATTTGCAGGTCTTACTGCAAGAGTGTTTCAGCATGAACTTGACCATTTGGATGGAAAGGTGTTTTATCAATCAGCCAATCCTGTACACAAGGAAAAAGCTTTTAAAGATAGACGTATCAGATTCAAGAGGAAATCATGAATAAAAAAATTGTTCAAAATTCAGTAATATGTAATCTTTGTAACGATGAAATATGGAGTGCTTATACACATGATTTTGTAACATGTAGCTGTGGTAATATTTCTGTTGATGGTGGTGTAGAATATCTTAGACGTGTTGGAAAAGATTCATATAAAGATACTTCTTTTTCTATGACTGAACAATGTATTGAAGATATAAAAGAAGCAGTAAAATGGGCCAAAAAAGATACTGGTAGAAATGATTTTGGAATTGCACTTGCTGTTTTTAGAGCGTTGAGAAAAAATGGATTGATTGTAGAAAACGATTGACAAGAAATCCATTAAGGTATAGTTTTTGAAAATGAGGACATAACCAGTTTAGCCTTCTAAGCTATTATCTGTAATTGGAGTTGAAAATGGGGGTTCGAATCCCTCTGTCCTCACCAGAATTTCTTTTAAGGAAATATGATCATTGTCAAATTCCCAATGACAGTTTCTACAAAGAGGTAATAAATTGTTTTTATTATTAATTTCTCCTAATGTTGCAGTTTCAGGGAAAGATGCTATATCTTTTATGTGTGCTAACTCAACATGAAGCTTGTATCCACAATTAATACATGGTTTTTTTCTTAAATCTTTATTCCACGATCTTGCAAAAAGTCTTATGTGAGAAGATTTCCATGAAGGGTGTTTGTTTTGAAGGCTTAATTTATTAGTATATTCTTTAATTGTAAAATTTTTGAAACTTTCTTTTGTTTGTTTTTTAAATTCTTCTGTATGAATGTCACATCTATTTTTTCTAAAACTTGAAACTGGTGCTTGGCAAACCAAACAAACCTTTTTTGTTTTTCTTTTTGGATACGTTTTGTTTGTTTGTATTGCTGAACAACTTCTAGAACAATATTTTGGATTTGGTGTTTCTTTTTGACAATTTAAACAATTTTTCATATAAATACCTTTGACTTAATCGAACAACAATGTTATATTATTTATAAGAATACACTTTTCGAATAAAATGAAAGGAATAAAACCAATGGCCTATTATGAAGATGTTTTAATTCAACCAAAAACCTACAATAAACAAGAGGTACAACGTCTTGTTGATTATTTCTTTGCTGTTGCTTTGGCGACTTATCAAAATCCTGAAGAATATAAAACAAAGTTCAAGACACCTGAAGAATATATGGCATGGGTTGCTGAAAATATCAGACAAGCAGGGTTTCCTACTGAACAAAAAGGAATATCTTGGGGAGTGTTAAAGTAAATAAACGGTTCTGTGGTGTAACGGTGAACATGGTGTCCTTATAAGGCATAAGCACTAGATTGGTGCGCGATTCTGGTTCAAATCCAGACAGAACCACCAAATATTCCCAAGTAGCTTAATGGTAAAGCATTTGACTGTTAATCAAAATAGTGTAAGTTCGATCCTTACCTTGGGAGCCATTTTTAGGAGTTTGTTATGAATATTTTTTATATTGATTCTAATCCACAAATATGTGCTCAATATCATCATGATGTTCATGTTAACAAAATGATTATTGAAACTGCACAAATGTTATCTGCAGCACATCATGTATCTCTTTCAAAATACCGAGATGTGGTTTATAAACCAGCATATGTAAATCATCCATCTACTGTTTGGGTAAGACATAATGAACTTACATATAAGTGGGCTTTTCATTTATTTACATATTTGTCTTATGAATTTAAATTCCGATCTGGCAAAGATCATTCTACGTTTGTAAATTATGGCAAATATTTAGAAAACATACCTTTCAACAATACTGATTATGAATTCAAATCGCCCCCATTGTGTATGCCCGATCAATACAAGACAGATGATCATGTTCAAGCATACAGAAATTTCTATAAGGCTGAAAAAATGTTTGACAAAAACGGTAAACCTATGGATAAATGGACAAATAGAACAAGACCTTATTGGTTAAATGTTGCATAAATACAACACTTATATATTATTTTTGATACAACTTGTTTTCTGCAAAACGCAACGATACATATAATTAATCATCCATAGTGAAAAAAATGAATAGTAATATTTTCCTTTTTGTTTTGTTTTTAGTTTGCTTTTTTACAATATCCAGTAAAATTTTGTTGCTTTTAGTTGTTGCATTAATTGTTTTTTGTATTATATATAATATACTATGGATGATTAAGGGTTGGTAGTTTAATTCTTAAAACCGCACGATATCAGTGTAAATGGAGGTGCAAATCCTTCCCAACTCGCCAAATTTTAAAAGGAAAACATATGGAAATAATTGGTAAATGCTCTATTTGTGGTGGCTCTGTACAAGCTACTTCTTCATACCTTTCAACAGTTCCTCCTGTACCAACATGTACATCTTGTGGTGCAAAAAAGAAAAATGATAAGCCAATCATTGAAATGGAAAAAACGGATGAAGGATATAATCCAAGGCTTTTGATTGATTGATGTGAGAAGGTTTATATTATGAATTATGTGTTTCCATACATCACTCATATTGATGAGGTTATTCCTCATTTGGACGATAATTTTATCGTTGCAAGAAAACATGGTTACACTGTAATCAATTATATCCTAAACTATGAAGAAGCTTTTTCTTCTGATGATCCTGTAAGAGACAAGATTCGCAGAGAATGTAGAGGTCTTGTTTTTGATGCAGATGGATATATTTCTGGTCGTAGACTCCATAAGTTTTTTAATATCAATGAACTTCCAGAAACAAGGAAGGAAAATATTGATCTTTCAAAGCCACATGTAATTCTTGAAAAGCTTGATGGTTCCATGATCACACCATTTGAAAACACCAAAGGGGAACTTCTTTGGGGAACAAAAATGGGTGAAACAGACACATCAAAGCAAATGGTTTCTTTTCTTGAAAAGAATCCTCATTATAACGAGTTTGCCAAGAAATGTATTGACTCTTCTACAACTCCTATTTTTGAATGGGTGTCTCCTAACAATAGGATTGTTCTTCCTTATCAAGAGGAAAACCTTATCCTTATTGCAATTAGAGGGTTGCAATCTGGTTGGTATATGCCTTTCAACGTAATGAAAGATGTAGCTGAAAAGTATAACATTCCATGTGTAAAAACACACAGTCTTTCTGATCTTGAAAATGTTATGAAGCATCTTTCATCTTCTCAGGGTGAAGAAGGGGTTGTTTTGAGGTTTGATGATGGTCATATGGTCAAGGTAAAATCAGAATGGTATATTCGCCTTCACAAGACCAAGGAAGCAATTTCTTCAGAGAAGAATGTTGTTGAACTGATTTTGAACAATTCTCTTGACGATCTCAAGTCAATTTTGATGGATGAAGATGTTCAGAAATTGAATAATTATGAAAAAAAATTTAGTCAATGTTTGATTGATTATTGTTTACTTATTGTAAATATTTTGGATCATGTTCGTAAAACAAATATGAGTAGAAAAGTTTTTGCTTTGACATCTGAAAATTATTCTGCAAAAGTTAAAGCAGTTGTTTTTAAATTTTTTGATGTTGACTATACCTATTATGATATTGTAAAATATATTTCTGATATGATTCTAAAACATTGTAATTCAAACAAGAAATTTGAAGAATTTAAAGAAGAGTTGTATTTTAAAAATTTGGAGTATTGATATGATAGGTACTGTGATTATGATGGTAGGTTTGCCTATGTCAGGTAAATCCTTTGTGTTGAGTAAAAACAAGTGGACGCTTCAAGTTTTGCTTGCAAAAATGAATGTCAAAAATGACAAAGAAATTATAACTCTTTCTTCTGATGATATTGTTAATGTTGTGTCAGATTCTTTACATATCACTTATAATGAAGCATGGGAGATTATTCATTCACATCTTTCAGATGCTTTTGAATATCATGTCAAAGATTTTTTTGAGAAATCATCTTTGGCTTTGGAAGAAAATGGTGAAATTGTTTATGATGTTGTTTTTTGGGATCAGACAAATCTTTCCAAAAAGTCAAGAGTCAAAAAGCTTTTCATGATTCCAGAAGGGTGGAAGAAGATTGCTTTGGTTTTTCCAGAACCTTTAAAGCAAGAATTGATAATCAGGAAAGAAAAGAGAAAGCTGGAAGGGAAAGAAATTCCAGACAAAATTTATAAAAACATGAAGAAAAGTTATACAAAACCAACTCTTGAAGAAGGATTTGATTTCATTTTTGATATCACAGAAGTCCTTCCTGAGTTGTATGAAAATGACCTATAAATTTTTTTAGGTGTTGCCTAAAAAAGCCTATTGAGGATGATATATATCCTGAATGAACTAAAAACTCATTCAGGATATGTTCGTTTAAACAGATATAGGTAAACAGATATAGGAGATAAAG